AAATACGGCTAAGCTGAGCAATGTAGGCGCTGGCATTAGCTGGCGCCTATACTGTAAACATTACCGGAGTGTAACATGGCTATTGGCGATGACAGCGGCTTTGAAGTGCAGGCACTGGCTGGGCTAACAGCAGTTGGCGTTACAGATTCGGTGATACTTGCTGGAACTAATGTTACATTTCAAGTAACAGTTGCATCTATTGGCACTAGTATTGTGGTAAGGATGGAAGGCAGCCTTGATGATACGAGTTATTTCCCTTTATACGATAGTACTCAAGCTGACACAACTATTACGGCAAATGGCACCTATGGGTTCTGCCTGTACTCACCAATCAAATTTGCACGTCTTAGATTGGTTACGGTAACAGGAGGCACTCCAACCATTGCGACTAAGATAGGTGCCGCATGATTTATCCTGCTGTTGTCAATATAATTATTTTACAAGATTCTACTTACGAGCAGGATCTTGTTATTACTGAAGCAGCTAAGTTGGCTACTTTAAATGAAAATACTAATATAATTACTAGCTCATGCCATGGCTTAATAGCAAATGATAGGGTTGCTTTTTCTGTTCTTGATGGTGAGTTGCCGTGTGGAATTATTGCAACCGAAAGTTATTTTGTATTAGCGGCTGGGTTAACTGAATATTCATTTCAAATTAGCAATACATCCGGCGGCAGTGCTGTTGACTTTACAATTATTTCACCGTCGGCAACTTATTTGATTGGTAAAGTAATTGATTTAACAAGTTATACGTTTGATTCTGATATACGTTTAAGTTATGCTGTAGGGGTTAGCGCTTCATTTGTTTGCACTGTTATCAATGCGACCGCAGGTAAGTTGCGATTATCTTTAACTGCAACTACTACCAGAGCGTTAGCTGCTGCAGCTTACGTATGGGATCTAAAATTAATCAGTGGTGGCAGTAGCTATTTTTACGCTAAAGGGTCTGTTACAGTAGAAGCAACTTCATCTCGCACGTAACCATGATGTTAAGCCAAAGCCTAGCTTATCAAATTTTTATTGCACCAGCATTAAGCTCAATTCGATCAGCTCCGATTCGGTTCTTCCATTTGCAATATGTTGTTGCTGGCTATGTCGACGCTGGCTACACTGTTCTTTAACACCCCCATCCGGTATTAACCCATGACTACTATCGTCACCCGCACAGGCAAAGGCTCACCGCTAACTCACGTTGAAGTTGATACTAACTTTACAAACTTGAATACCAATAAATTAGAAGCCGGTGCGATTGCATTAGGTAGCGCCGGCACTCCAAGCATAAGTTTTACAGGGGATACCAACACAGGTATATTTTCCCCTGGCGCAGATCAACTAGCCATCTCAACTAATGGAGTTGCGAGATTAACAACAAGTACAACAGCAGTTTCATCTTCGTTAGCAATTGATCATCCCTTAGGTGCCGTCGGTACGCCAAGCATTACTTTCACTGGTGACTTAAATACTGGTTTTTATAGCCCAGCAGCAGATACGTTGGCAGCAGTAACAGCAGGCACAAACAGACTCCATATCACATCCGGGGGACTGGTTGGCCTGGGGACTTCTAGCCCAACTAATTATGGCGCTGGTATCAATACTCTTAGCATCAACGGAACAGCGGGAAGCGTTGCTGATGTCTACTTTAATGGAACACGCCAAGGATATATCGGAACACTTGCTTCCAACGAATTGGTTATTGATACTGCTGGTGCAGCAATACCACTAAAACTACAGGCTAATTCCACTGAACGTGCTCGCATCCGTGGAGATGGTACGTTTGAAATTAAAGGTGCTGGTACTGCCGGCAGTAGTCCTGCGGTTAGCGTTAGCCCAGGCGCACCGGCCAATAGCGCCACCCTCGACAGCTCCGGCAGGCTCTTAGTTGGCACGTCTAGTAGCCGCAACCTCACTGGTGCATCTTTCTCTTTACAGATTGAAGGGGATGGCACTAGCCCTTACAGCGGACTTTCCATCCTTAACAAGGCAAATAGTGCAGCTCCGGCTTACCTTATTCTTGGCAAATCAAGAGGAGGCGCTACAGGTGTTGACGCAGTTAGCAACGCTTCTGGTGGTGATACCATTGGCGATATTTGGTTTGCTGCCGCAGATGGTACAGATCTTAATTCCGCTTCTGCTCGCATAACGTGTTTTGTAGATGGAGCCGTTTCCGGGGATGATGTTCCAGGCCGCCTAGTGTTCTCCACTACGCCAGGTAGCTCGGCTAGTCCTACGGAGCGGATGAGGATTCCTTCTTCGGGTGGGCTCCTATTAAATACCACCTCAAGAATCAATGATGGATTGGCCACGATTGGGTTCCAGGGCTCAATCCAAAAGGGGTTGATCCTCAATGATACAGACCCTGCAAATACAAGACAATTTATTGGGTTTCATATTAGTGGCACCACTCAAATAGGATACATCGCCAATAACAATAACACTGGAGTTACATACAACACCTCGTCCGACTACCGTCTCAAAGAAAACGTCGTTCCACTGACCGGCGCGCTTGACCGCCTAAATCAACTTCAGGTACACCGCTTCAATTTCATCGCTGCTCCTGACCACACCGTTGATGGCTTCCTTGCCCACGAAGCGCAAGCCGTCGTTCCTGAATGTGTCACTGGCGAAAAGGATGCCGTTGATGAAGACGGCAACCCCGTCTACCAAGGCATTGACCAATCCAAACTGGTGCCCCTGCTGACGGCTGCGTTGCAGGAAGCTATCGCCAAGATTGAAACACTTGAGGCTCGGCTAACTGCTGCTGGGATCGCGTAGTCAACGCCACTACTAACCCCGTGGATTTCCACGGGTTTGCTACAATCAACCTGTAAATCTCATTTGTTATGACAACTGCATTCACCTGGGATATTGCACAATTGGAACGCACAACCGTAGACGGGATTGTGTACACCGCCCATTACACAGTTGCCGCTACCGATGGCATCTACTCTGCTAGTGCATATGGCAGCATCGGCCTTGAGCAGCCCGATCCAGATGACGTCATCCCATTCGCTGAGCTAACGAAAGATCTAGTTATCGGCTGGGTGCAGGAAAAGCTTGGCGGTGATGAAAAGGTAGAAGAAATTGAGACGGCATTACAGGCGCAGCTTGATGAGCAGGCAGCGCCAACAAAAGCGCAAGGCACGCCTTGGCAGTAACTGAAAACCTATCGGTTTTCCTGTACGATTTTGGCGTTAGCTGCACCGCTGGCGCCACGACAGCATTAGGAATCCTTGATATGCCATCGCAGGTGGTGGCAGGCGATATGGTGCTAACCACTGATTACGTACTTACAGCACTTGCGACTGATTTTGGCACCTTAAAATATGAAGATGTAATCACGGTTGCAGGTACTGCTTATATGGTGCGCGAAACTAGGTTCATTGATGATGGTGCTTTTGTTGAAATTGGATTACAAAAAACATGACAACAAAACGCGAAACCATTGTTACTGCAATACGTACTGCATTAATCGGTACAACTGGCGTTAGCACCAGGATTTACCGCAGCAGGGTTGGCCCGATCTCTAGGGCAGAATCACCTGCAATTGTGGTTGAGCCATTAAGTGATACGGCAGATCAAAACACTAGCCTGCCAACTTTAGATTGGAGTCTTACGGTACGGGTAGCTGTTATCGTACGCGGCGAAATACCAGATCAAATTGCAGATCCAATCGTTGAAAGTTTACATGCTAAAATTATGGCGGATTTAACGCTTGGTGGTTATGCTATTGATGTGCAACCGATCTCGGTTTCATTTGAAACAGTAGAAGCCGATCAACCTGCAGGGGTTGTGATGTGCGACTACCGGGTGCGATACCGCACTGACATTGTAAACTTAGCTTCGTAGTCATGGCTATTATTATGGATGAGTACCACGGCCAAGGCGGGTCATTCCTGCTTGATCCTAAAACTGGCAAACGCAAGCTCATCGAGCAAACCAAACCAGCACTACCGCAATCCACAGAGGAATTGACCGATGCCACAACTAACACGCAAACGCCTGCTGCTAGCCAAGGTTGAAGCAACGTATGGCACCGACCCAGTACCAACTGGTGCTGCCAACGCAATCCTGGTGCGTAATCTTGATATCACGCCGCTGCAATCGGATATTGTGCAGCGTGAATTGATACGCCCATATCTTGGTAACTATGAGCAGTTACTAGCTCAAACCAGGGTGCAGGTAACGTTTGAAGTCGAGCTTGCAGGATCTGGCGCTGCCGGTACCGCACCAGCTTATGGCGTTGTGTTAAAAGCATGTGGCTTAAGCGAAACAATATCAGCAGGTGTATCAGCAACATATGCGCCTGTAAGCGCTACGTTTAGTTCAGTTACTTTATATTTCTTTCAGGACGGCATTCGTCACAATGTAACTGGAGCACGCGGTTCATTTACGCTTAATGCGTCAGTCGGCGCAATACCAACAATTGCGTTTGAGATGACCGGTATTTACAACGCCCCAACCGATACCGCATTAGCTGCTCCAACATATGCAAACCAAGCATCACCATTAATATTTAAAAATGGTAATACCACTAGCTTCACTGCTTTTGGTTATGCTGCTGCATTGCAATCGATTGATTTGAATTTGTCAAATGAAATTATTTACCGCGAGTTGGTTGGTGGTACTAAAGAAGTGATCATCACAGATCGCAAACCATCAGGCACCTTACAAGTTGAAGCAGTATCGTTAGCTACTAAAGATTACTTTACGACTAGCACTGGTTCTACATTAGGCAGCATCACATTCCTGCATGGCACTACTGCCGGCAATCGTGCTACGTTAACGATGGCACAAGCAGATCTTGCTGATGCGTCTTACACCGACATGGACGGCATCACAATGCTAAACCTGCCTTATGTTGCAACACCAACTGCAACAGGTAACGACGAACTGTCCCTTGTATTTACCTGATTATGGCTTTTGTTCTTTTGCAATCTGTTAGTTACAGTTGGCCGGTTTCTTTTGACGTGCCAACTGACGGC